CGAGGATCTAAACAAAAAAAGGCGACAGTCTTACTGCCTTGTTCGAAAGGCTGTATTAATGGCGGATATGTATACTCATTACAAACGAGGTCAATTACACCTTTATCTTTTTTCCCATAAATACGTGCATAGGAATCACCGAAAGAAATAGCATCTCGGGCAAGTTTGCTTAAATACTTATTGATAAGCTTTTCCATCTTTACACGGCGCTCATCTAGTTGTTTTTTTAGTTTTTCAGCTGCTGGTCCATTCGCCTTTTTTAACCGTTCTGCGGGCGTAATAAAGACTTGTTGGCCGCTATAAGAATCTCCGCCTAAGGCTGCAGAAACATGAATCCCCATACCCTCTGCGATAGGTGCAAAGCGTAACATTCTCTCCCATTTAGTAAGAATTTCTTTTCGAGTACGCTTCTTATTGGCTTTGGTTTGGTTAGTCCCAAGTGAAAACGGAGCCATAGTTTCATATAGCTGCGCTGTTGCATCCTGATTAGACGTATCGAATTGCTGATCATATGAATTAACATTTTCACCGAGTAACAACGATAAGAACCGAGAAGACATAACTAAGCCAAAATACCTAAATAATTAAGTATTTTGATGACTAATAATTTTTAACTTTTAGATGGGTTCCAAAGTTAATTGGAACCGTACAGATTCCATTAATTAACTGCATGCAATTCTATCTGAACAAATTTCTTATCTAATTAGAGGAAAAGCTCATGGCCGAAGTTAAAGTATTTAATGCTCTGGATATTGAATTAGCTCAAAAAACTCAAGACATCGTCAATGCTCAACGTTTTAACAACCGTCCTGCTTTCAAAACATTAAATCTAGGCTGGGATTTAGAGACTGGGTCGGTAGCAGTAAATTACACATTTGTAGAAGAACCACAAAGTACTGATCAACCTGCATAACATTCTTTAATAAGAAAGCCCCAAAAAGGGGCTTTCTTAATATCTAATAACCTTATGATGCAAAAGAGGTAATATGAACAGGAAGAGTGCCATTAGGCCCTAAATTTTCAATAATCCTTGAAGAGATATCATTTAATTTAGCAGCAGCCGCAAACTGTAATTGTAACTGACCGTTAGAGTACCTACCAAATAAGCCCCCTCTATTTAAGTTATTCATAGGTCCCGGTCTAAACCACGAAGGTAAAGTATTTAATAAGATACCTACATTAGAACCAATGCTCAGCGTAATACCGTTTAATAAATTATCTGCTGTTAATTGATATGTTTGCACAATCCTTGGAACATTTTTAGCAGATATAGCAGACCAGATTAAATTACCTTGCTCATCATATACATCTAAATAACCAGAGATTTTAGTGTAGTCATAACTTAAAAATGAAATATTATTGTTATGCACACTATGCCAATATTTCCCACAAAACTCTGTTCCTTCAGATAGGTTTAAAATATAAAGAGTCTCTTTTGGTAAATCATTACGAAAAGAAGGATATACCAAACTAGGGGTTTGAATAAAACTAGGTGCCCAACCAGAAGATGCACCTATTGAACTAGGTGTACCACCATCTAACACTTGTACAGAATTTACACCTAAATGTCTGTAAGTGTCGCTAACAATAATTTCACCTTTATCATTACTTACTTCAAAGCCAGACATTATCCATACCTATAAATATCAACAGTAAGAAGGGCCAAACCAGATAATGCACTCACTCTTACTACATTAGGTGTATAAATAGACGCAAAAGGCCCACCATGGTAAGCAAGTGTAGGGTATTGCTGAGTCATATTACCTAAGCAGTTTTCTCTAACAATTGCTATATGAGTTTCAGATGTAATACCGTCATAAACATAATCCTTATAATACTCATTAGAACCTAAAGAGATTTCAAAAGTATGTATTAAGTGCATTTGACGATCTGTAACATCAACAACAATCTTCCCAGTTTCATCAAAACATTGTAAGCCTTGTGGCATATTGTCCTCCCAATATAAAGGGCTAGATAACTAGCCCTTCTTCACTACCACAGCCCTAATTTAACCCTGACAACATTATTATCGTCGTAAACCGTAATTAAACTGCCGCTTAAAACCATTCTTGCACCATTGGGGTTAGCCGGATCCTTGTAGGTAGTTAAGGTCCCCAACTCACCAGCAATCGCGCTCAATTTATCGACATTAAACAGTTCAGCTGTTAAAGACTTCGCTTTGAAGTTTGCAGCTGTCAAATTCTTAATAAATACATCACTGTTCATCACAACTTGATTGTCTTGGATTATGAACGGCATATATTTAGTAGAAGAAGAACCAGTTGTGAAGAAAATTCTATCCGCTTGAAAACCTATAGAACTGAGCACAGTTCCATTCGTTTGCTCGCTGACCATAGACATTCCAGAGAACACACCATTATTATCCATTCCCATTACGTACTTACCTTTCACACCATCGATCAAATCAGCTTGTGATTTAAGCTTGATAGCATTTTGGCCGTAAACAGAAACCAAAGTTTGTAATGCACCAGCATATGCTCCCACATCAGTTGTATATGTGGTTTTGAAATTTTCAAAATCAGCAATGTTGTCAGCATCTTCAATATCTATAAAGTCTAGATCCACTTCACCAGCTTTACCGGAATAGTTACCAATGAATACTGGTGTAAAGAAAGCAGCTTTATTAGCAAATGTTTTAGGGCTTAGTAGAGTGCCAGCACCTGCACTTGCACCAGCAGATCGCCCCTTAAAATAAGCAGTACCGGTTATCCAAGTTCCCAACGCTGGTGCGGTACCTGCGACTAAATAGTGACTTGAACCGATATCATTGATTTCAGAGTTATCTTGAGCAATATATTTTGTTTTATTGGCGTTTTGACAGGTCGCACCAACATAAACAACTCCGGTACCACTTACACGGCGGAATCTATACTTAACTCGGTAATATTTATTGTCATCGATAGGCAAAGATGTGAACCAATTTAACCAGGCTTCATCATTACCTACGTTATTACCAATTCTTAGTGCATATCCTCCACGACATGTTGCATCTGCAACTAAACTAAGTTCAGTCTTATTCCCACTTGGTGTTTTTACTAACCAATCTTTTTGCCATGTTTCTAGTACTGATGCCATGATCTTTTGACCATTTGCAGAATACAGTGCAGACATTCTTTCTGTTGAAGATGCGATTGCTTCATTCGTCTTGGTAGACGTCATGTAATCACGCTCTAATGTCGCTTTTGTAGTAGAAGCTATATCCTTGGCAGTATCAGCTATTTCTTTAGCCTTCTCCGATATTGAACGTACTAATGCTTGTCGTGCATTGTGAACGTTAGCAAAGTTTGTAATGAACTGGTTTCGGTCAATCGTACTAGTTACATTCATATTTGCGAATAAAGATGCCAAATATGTATTTAAAGTACTGAATGCCGTGGCATAAGCAGCAGAAGATATACCATAAGTGACTGCCTCAGCTCGCAAGCTTGCATCAGTTTGATAAAGTGTATCCCAAACCAACTTCGCCTGTTTTTTCTCAACTGGTGTGAGTTTATTATCAGCAGCAATATCACTTAACTGAGCCATTGGAACATCCACTTTGGCTTGTGAACCTGCAGTGGTTTCCATCATTGAAGTCACTGTAAACGGCGTAACTGACTTATAAACTGATAAATCTGTTTCAATGGCCGCCGTCCAGCCATCTTTAAAGTAATCTGGCGGATTTGTATGAGTAATAGTGGCCGACTCAACTGTAATTGCTGGGTAAGACCAAGCATCTTTTTTGGTAATTAAGATGCACACCTTATTATTGCTATCTAAAGCTAAAGCTAGACCTTTAGTCGTAGCATTACTTTCATCTAAAGTGATACCAAAAGAACGAGAGGTCATATTCGAATAAAATGGCACTGTTGACGTATATGCATAGAATGCCAAATCCAGATCGAAAATATTATCTTCTTTGTTATTGTAGTTATAACCAGAAATTTTAACCTTGGTCATGTACGCACCAACTGTAATTGGTGTCTTAATAACCAATGTACCCGAAGTCGTGATCGGTTGACGCCAAGTTAAAGGCTTAACGAAAATTTTACCCGCACCTGAACTCAATGGCTGCACACTCATAGCATTGGTATATTCAGAAGTGATTTTCTGTGATGATGCTGCAATTGCACGCTCAACATTAGTATTTGTTATATCTGCATTCAAAATATAAGCGCCGTTCTTACTGTCTAATTTTGAAGACATCTCTGTAAGTTTGGCCGCCCAAGTTTCTTTGAAGTTGGTTAATGTTGAAATAGAGTCTGTGGCTGAAGAAACAAAATCTTGTAACGTCGGATCAGCTGAAGCGTAATCAGTAACATCATATTGTTCAATTTGAGCTAAGGTCCAAACTAACGGTGCAGTAGCTGTTGGTGTAGCCCCACCCGCTACATAAACATGTCCTGCGTTTGAAAAAGTTCCTACCGCACCGCATTTAATCATTCGGATATATGTTTCGAATTTGCCTGTACCCTCAGTACTGCCAATGAATCGATCAATTGCACCTGTCCCCATTGAGTTACCAGCATTAACTAACTTATATCCAATTGGTAGTTTGATTAGATATTTAATGACAAATACAGCATTTGCACGGCCATAAACGAGTTGAACAAATCCACCCCATGTTGGGCTGGCAGCACCAATGGTTTTAATTTCAATTTCATAGGTTGATGTAGTTGGGTTATCAGCACTTTTCGCGACACGAGTAACTGTCACGTTCCCATTGCCGGCATTGTTATAGACAGATACACCATTGTTACCTTTTTTGAAATTTACGTCTCCCTGCAACAATTTTCCATTAGTAATCATCATCGCCAGCATTGTTGTGTTTTCTAATGCGGAACCAAGATTATTTGTACTTGTTTGAAGCTGAGAAATTTCAGTATTTCTAAGTGTAGCTAGATCCTTTGATGTTTGGTCAGCTGTAGCTTTTGTTGTTTTTACTACAGAAGATAAACCACCAGGTATAGTTGCATCATATTGTTGGATTTGCTGAGCTATAACTCCCTTATTAACATCAGCCTTGATAAAAGTATCTTCAACAAATTGAGCATTTTGTTTAAGAGAGGATCTAAAACCACCTTTAAAGTTTGGCGCTGAATTACCCCGGCTAATAAACATATTAGTGATAGTAATAATTCCTCCCGAAGGAGCATTATCAAATCGTAAGCCCAATGGAATAGCGTCATAAGCTGTGGCTTTTAAATCTGATGGGAAAATACCTGTTAGTTCTATTTCACCACTTGCAGCAACAGTAAAAGCTGGTAATCCCACACCATATGTAGCACCATGAAATTGAATAAGACATGTAGCTCCGACTAAACCAGCTGTCGCCGTATATTTGATTCTTGCAACAATCGGATCACCTTTATCAATTGGAATTTCCTTGTGTTTATATTGCAGTTCCCAAACAGCTACAGTTCGGTTTGTACCAGTAGAAATACTTAAATTTTTAGTATCATCACCAAGTAAAATCCAGTTCTCTTCTGAGTAACGTAAAGTATCAAGTTGTGCTTTAAAAACTTTGATTTCCTCAGCAAATACTTCTTTCGCATCAGATCTTGTAATTTTTTCTTGAAGAATTTGTGCGTGGTTTTCTAAAACCTTTTGTAAGTTTCCACTATTGTTTGCCAGACCAATCGGGATACCACTAACTACTTGGACTGCAAGCATGATTTGCTTAGCCCCATTTGGTCCAGTATCTGGTGTTGCATGCAATTCTATACCACGACCTGAACCAATCCCCTTCTGACCAACTAAAATGTATGCATCCCGACCCGTTATTTGATCAAGTGTGAATGGATTGGCACCTAATGAAATTAGTGCATTCTTAACTGGTGCTAGGTTTACCCCAATACTGTCGTAGTTTGTAACGATAACAAAGGTGTCATTTGGAATCGCAGCAATAGCGTTACTCATTGCCGTAGCATTTGCTACAGCTGCATAAGTATCATATCTAGTTGAAGAAGCAATAGAACCATCAGCTGCTAAAACATGTACTGAAAAACCACGAGCTGAAGCTACTGATTTGATTTCACCCTTTAAGTTTTTAATCCCTGTGAAAAAGCCATTCCAGCCACATGAATAAACACGGTAATTGAAAACTTGACCAAGGTCCTGATTTAATTGTTTATAACTTGATTCCAAGTTATTAATAGACTGTGTGGTGTTCTGTTGATTATCACTAATAGTTGAATTAATTTCCTGAAACTTACCATCTACAGCAGTTTTATTATTGTCTACAGTAGATTTTAAAGTCGCATAATTCTCTGCAAGTGAAGTAATCTTCTCACCGTTTTTTTGAACATCCGCTTTAGTACCCTCAATTGCAGAAGCATTAGCTTCAAGATCCTTAATTAGTTCACGAGGATTTTTTCTAAAACCAGTGGCTAACTCACCTTTTTCAAGTTGCACTTCTCTAATTAAAAAGTCAGGAGCAAAACCTACTTGCGAATATAAAATTAAGTTAATATGCTGTAAATTAATAATATTTGTATCAAAGGTATAAGTACATAATGTTTCTTTATCAGTCGAAATGTTATTCCATGTAGTACCAATTTGGTTGTTACTACCTGATGAATCTCGACGGTGTATAATTAATAAAATTTGAGTCTGTGCAGCTGTCAACGACATTGCTTTAAATGACAATGTGTACTTCTGATTCATCTCTAAACCATCTGCCAATGTCAGAGTTTCAATAAACCCTTTAAAGTATGTAGTTGTATTAGTAGATTTAAAGTGCCCCCAAGTAGCACCTTTTGAATCTTTATAAACTTCAAGTAGATTACCTGCCACAGCAGAATTTTGACGCCAATTTAAGGTGCCTAAAGGGCTTGAGAAATCACCATTTTTAATAATATTATCACCACCACTAGTTGAAATAGCGGCTTTGATTATTTTACTTTCCTCTGCAATCGCTTGATTAGTCTCAGTTTTTGTATAACGAGTACTATCAAGAGTTGCTGAACTGTTAGTCCATAGATCACCAAATTTTTGACGAAATTTAGCTTCAAGGGTTTCAGTTGCAGAAGTTATTGCTTGAGCAGTATCTGCTTTAGAAGAGTAATCCTTAATTAGAGTTGAAGTACTTACCTTATCATTTAACGCTTTATTATTACCCTCAAAAACTTCTACCCAATGCACTGTAGTAGTGGCATTAGCATTTGCTGACGAATTTGGAAAACAAGCAAAATTAACAACCGTTGAGTCTGTTCTAGCAATTGTAGTTAAGGTAAATTCGAAAATGTCTTTACTAGCTGAAAAAATAGGCGCATCTGCATTAAATACATTAGCTCCGCCAATATATATACGCAAATTGGCTGCATTGTTCCCTCCATTATCAAAGGTAACTTTTGCTCTGACGGTAACAGTAATACCAGGTGCATTTAAACTTTTTGCTAAGGGATATGATATTTGTACATAACCACCCGTTTTGCTTTTTTCGACATTCCCCCCGACCACAATGTTGTCAAAAGCCTTTCCACCGATACTTGTTTTCAAAGCTTCGGTTGTAGTTGATATTGCGCTATCAACATCAGATTTAGTCATCCGGTCTGAAATTTGTTTAGCCTGTGCTGCCAAACCATTTACAGGATCATTAATTGTTGATTCTAAGTTTTGAGTTTTTTTAGCTAAAGCAGTACTTTCAGTAACATACGTTTGTTTAAATTCATTTAAATTTGCTGATACTTGATCGAATGCTGCATTGAAGTCGTAAGGACTTGCAATCCAATTATCTGTAGTTATGAATTCACCTTTAACCAATACAGCCCAATAAACCGTACCTACACTGTTCTTATCTACAGTTGGTTTGTTTAGCATGTAGAAGTGGACTTCTTTTGCTGTTCCAGCTGAAGTCTTTGTAAAGGTGATTTTGCTGATTACTTTACCTGTTGTGTTGATAACCTGCTGTAAAAACTGACTTCCGCCACCAGCATAAACAGCTAAATTTGAATTTGTGTCACCAGCACCTCGTGTATGCTCAGCACACCACAAGAGCGTATATTTTGCGCCTACTTCCCAGTCTTCACCAAGTTTATAGCGTAGATGAGGATAAGAAACGCCATTGTAAGTTCCTACCACATTAGAGTTAATCAACAAGTTCGTACCAGCTGGGGCCGACTTGTTAAGATTTGCAGATAAAGTATTAGCCTGTTCTGTAACAGCTTTAATCAGTCCAGCTTGTTCAGATACTTGAGAATTTGTGGTTTGTAATGCTTCAGTTGAGGCTTTTTTACTTAATTCAGTATTGGTTATTGTTAGATCATTTCTAAGTTTTGAAATATCTAAACTTTGAGACGATAAAGTATCGCCATGCTTCTTCACTTCAGCTTGAGTAACTTTAATCGCTTCCGCATTAGCATTTAATGAACTTTGAGTATCCCGTGGGCTTTGGCTCCACGCTGTAGCTTTATTACCAGCTTCGATCTGTAATTTTTGAATTGTAGGAATTCGACCTGTGCCATATGTACCATAAAACTCAATAGTCGATTCAGTTGTGCTACCAGTGTGTAATTTAGGAAACACAGTAACTTCAAATTTTTGAAATTCACTTGCTTTGGTGACTGTTACGGATGTTGTGAAGAAATGAGCGGATCCATTAGATGAATATACTTGTACAGTTCCAGCAACCGGTACACTCACTTCAAAAGAAATCGTAACCGGCTTATCTAAATTTTCGTCATAAAAAGCTTTCAACTCTTTGCTACGTTCATACATTAAGTATTCACGGCTTGTTGCTGCTGTGGATGTTCGAGGCGCTTCTGAATTAGCTACGGCGTTTACACCACCAATCTTAATGTTATTCACTGCAGCTGTAATATCAGTCGCCACACGCCCCATGGCGCTATCAAGATCACTCTTTGTAGCTGTTTTCAATAATGCTTGAGCGTTGCTCTGAATACCTGTTTCAGCATTCTGCATTCTTGATTCAAGCTTACTGGTCCTTTCAGCTTCAGCTTCTGTTCTGTTAGTTGCTGTTTTGAATAAATCATTTGCCGTTGCTGTTGCATCATTAGCAGAAGCTAAAGAGTTGTTATCTTCAACAATAATGTAATTAAGCTGACAAATTCCTGTCTGGAAATTGTAGTTTGCAATAAACATTGGGGCATAATATTCAGCTTGTGCTGGGAAAGTACGTGGATTATCAATTGTCCCTAAACCAGTTGCCGCCCCAGTAGACTTACCTTTCATGTATAGAACTACTTCTTGCCACTCACCTAAATTAGGCTTAACGGCCGACAATAAGTAGTTAGAAGATCCCATATCACCTGCAAGGGAGTTTGTAGTCGTTACGTATTTACTTTGGTCTGCATTTTTACATGCAACCCCAAGGTAAATAGTTCCAGATTCCCCAGCTACACGGCGGAAGCGAGCACGTACCCGATAAAGCGTATCTGGATTAATCTTTACAAACTCATTCCAGTGAACCCATGCCTCATCATTACCGGCATTATTCCCAAGCTCAAGAATATAGCCACCAAATGCATCAGCATCTTGAATTACTTTCGCTTCACCCGTGGTTCGCCAACGTGTCCAGTCATCAATTCCTTTTGACGTTACAACAGCACGTACACCCGACGTTACTTGCGTTTGTGACTTTAAGCTTAAAAGATTTTGAGAAAGTGCTTCGGTAGCTTTTACCGCCGTTGTACCTGTTTGCTGCGCCTCTGCTGCATTATCGAAAGCTAGTTTAGCAATGTCATCAGTAGTTTTAAGTGATGATGAAAGGCCATTTATTCTTGTATTTGTATTACTTTCTAGGGTTGAAACACTTTTTTGAACATCAGTAATTTGTCCTTGTACCTTTAAATTTTCTTTAGAGATACTTGTATCAAGTTCACTAAATTTTGAAGTAGTAGACTGTTCAAATTCGGCGAGCGACTCAGTAACTTCTAGAATATTTGCATTAGATTTCCGATCAGCCTCTTCTAGAGCTGCTTTCGTTTGGTCGATGCGTAAAGATAAGGCTTTATCACCATCAGAAACTGATTGAGCAATTGTTGCTAAATCTGACGTTGTTTTAGTTTTATTCGAATTATAGTCGGTTTTTAGTTCTTCAAGTTTTTTTGCTTCTGAAACAAGCTTTTCATCAACAAGTTTTACAGATGATTCAACCTTTTCGATATATGAAGCATTTCCAGTAATTTGATCACGCCATGCTTTTGGAATGGTGTCATTAAGTGCTGTAATGTCCCAGATTTCATAATCAGCAAGGATTACATCCACTGGGTTTGCTGTGCTTGGTAAAGGTGGATTAGTGCCAGCAATAACACGGAAATGCCCATGGATAGCTGCTGGCGCATCATAGCCACACTGAACAACAGAGTAATAAACCTCAAACTTACCTGTTCCTTCCTTATTCCCAAGTACACGTAAATAACCACCCGTACCTGTAGCATTGCCAACTGGTAATAAATAAGTGCCCTTAGGCATTTTAATAATTTGTTTTATTAAAAACGTTTTATTAGGAGCAGCAACAAGAGTTGGAACAGTCGGATACCAGCCACCACCTAGAGAAGCAGTGGATCTTAATAGCATCTCATGGGTACTATTTACTGGGTTATCAGTAGATTTAGCTTGTCTAGTAAACGTTGAACCTGAAGGTACAACATATGCGCTTAACCCCCCATTCCCTGATAGAAATGTAGGATCGTCACGTAAAGGCTTACCAAGTGATTGCATTCGCGCTAACTCAGTAGCATTTAACAAGCTTGCATTAGTGGTATCTAAACTTGCTTGAATTTGATCAGTCTTTTCAGCAACAGATTTACCAAGATCAACTACTGTACGTTCAACATTATTAATTGCCGCTTTGTTATCACCAATTTGAGACTGGGCAGTACTAATTTGTTCAGTAAAAGCTCTATCTTGAGCAGCAAGGGTTTTTATTTCTTCTGAAATTAGGGCATTTGATTTACCCAATTCAGTTTGCATTTCAGCAAACTTAAGCTCAAAACTTTTTGTTAATGCCTCTTTATCATTTGCACGTGCTTCAGCTTCAGCTAGAAAACCCGAATCGACTTTCTTATCAAGGTCAACATACTGGGCTGCAACTTGATCAACTTTTTTAACTGCAGCTTCAGTTTGGTTAACAATAGGTTCAATTTTTTGATTGATGAGTGTATTAGTTTCTTCACCTAATGCTAATTTAGCATCATCAATCATTTGACCAGCTTTTACTAAGTTTTGATCAATGTCTTGTTTTAAGGCGGCTTTAGTTTGATCAATAGCAATTAGAGTATCAGCAGCTTGTTTTTTACGGTCTAGAACTTCTTGATCAGCTACTTTTTTTGCATTTTCTGCGACTAACCTAATTTCATCTGCATCACTTCTTACATCAGCGATGATTGAATCTGTTTCTCTTTTAATAAATCCGATTTTATCATCGAGTTCTTTTTCAGCACGAATCGCACGTTGCTGAGCATCTGCAACCAGCGCTTCATTCGCCTGAATAGACTGATCAATACGTTGATTGGCTTCATCTAAACGAATATTAGCATCACTTACATGCTGCTCAACAATCTGTTTAGTATCAATAATTTCTTGATCAATATAAGCTCTTACTTCATCAACCTTACTTTGCGCAATTTGACCAACTTCTTTTACTTGATCATGTATTTTTTGCACTTCTTCATCGATGTGATTAATACCTTCTTCCAGCAATTTATAGGCATCAGAATCTTTAATATTTTCTATTAATTCTTCTACTTCCTTTATTTTTTCATCAATCTCTTGGCTTACTTGATCTTTATTTTCATCAATTTTTTCGCCTTGTTCTTTTAACTCTTCCTTTAAACTTTCTAATTTATCAAGAGCGTCTTTAAATGCTCCCTCAATAGCTTTAGGGTCAATAGGCACACCTGCAACCGTAAGCGTTGTGCCAACGGCCATACTACCTGCTACAGCACTATTGCCCGCAACTGAAGTATTACCCACTACAGTGCTATTTCCCGTTAATGTGCTATTACCAGTTTGTTGAGTATTAGCTTGTACATTCATTAACGGCGTTTTGATTGAAACGGTTGTGCCAGAATCTACTTTTAAATTTTCTTTAGAGATAAATTCAATATTGTCTTGTCGAATACGGCGCACCCCTACAATCGCGCCGTCTCCGTGACTGACATAACTATGGATTACTGGACGTTCTTCATTACCATTTTCAAAGAAGACATAGACGTCTTCCCCATCCACAATTTGAATTTCTGTATCTAAATCACTATCGCCGACTGGATAGGCAAAAGTTGCTGTAATTCCTTCACTCGCGCCATCAGTTAAACCATGAATGTGTACTTGTGCAGTACGACCTTTTGCGTTGTAACTTAAAATCTTTGCACGTTTTAAACCATTCATATATTTGACCTACAAATTAGCAATCCAGAACTTTGATGAAGTCCCCATTGATCCCCCGATTGCGCCTGTATCTATATGATGTGCAGCAGTTAAAACGACATACTTCTTACTATCTATTTCGAATATATCGCCTGCATTCCAGTTCAAATTTAGTGGTCTAATAATGGTCCCACGCATGATCAAAACTTTTTCCAAGTTTTTGACTTGTCGGGCATCTAAACCAGCTCTTTGCGTCACAGTGTGGCCTGGGGTTATTGAGTCATCACCAACAACCGTTGAACCGTTATTCTCAACTGTGACAAAAGATGATTTTTGCATCAGTTCCAAAGGTTTACTGGATATCCAAACGACACTGCTAGGATCTAGTTTTGTGATAGGTTCCTTTTTGAAGAAAGAATCAATTTTTTGAGCAGACACTTTATTATTTTGAAAGCAAATTAC